ATGTCTATGCGCCGTGGGCCCAAGGGGGGCGTGGAGGAATCGCCGTTACCTTTCCGGTCTCGCAAGCTCGGTGTCGAGCGCTTCGCGGCGTTTGCGTCGCGCTATCTGGTGGTGCCCAAGGGTAAGGGCGCCGGGCAGAAGATGCGGCTACGCCCGTGGCAGATGGGGATGCTGCGGCCGTTTCTCGACCCGGACCCGCGCCCTCTGGTCGGTGCGATCATGGGTCCGCGCGGGTTGGGCAAGACGGGCATCTTCGCAGCACTGGGCTTGTACGAATTGTTCTGCGGCCCGGACGGCAACGAGATTCCGATCGTCGCGGTAGACGAGCGCATGGCGGGGCGGTTGCTTAAGCCTGCTGCGCAGATGGTCGAACTTAACGACGAGCTGGCGGCCCGAGCCGTCGTCTATCGGGACCGTATCGAAGTGCCGGGTAAGCGAAGCACCTTGACGGCGCTACCAGCCGAGGCTAAGCGCATCGAAGGCTTGGGAACCTGGACGCTGGCATTGGCTGACGAGCTGGGCGAGATTGACCCGGATACGTGGTCGACGTTGCTGCTCGGTGCCGGAAAGCTCGACGGTGCAATGGCATTGGGCATCGGGACGCCACCGAACCGGGAAACGTCGGTATTGACCGATCTTCGGGAAGCGTGCCGCGCGAACCCGGACGACCGGACGATGGCGTTTTATGAGTTCAGCGCAGACGGATTCGAGCATCACCCGGTGAGTTGTGTCCACTGCTTAGAGCTGGCGAACCCGCAACTAGATGACTTGTTGAGCCGGGACCGCGCTACGGCGTTGCTTAAGCAGACGACCGAGGGTGAGTATCGGCGCAAGCGGTTGTGCCAGGTGGTGACCACCAATGAGTCACCGTTTGTCGACGCGGATACGTGGGATGGGCTGAAGGCGCCGCACCCTGTGCCCGATGGCGCCGACGTTGTGATCGCGCTTGATGGCAGCTTGAAGGACGACAGCACCGCTCTTGTCGTGGGCACTGTGGGCAAGGTTCCACATTTCGACAGGCTCGACGCGTGGGAGAACCCCGGCGATGAGGCTTGGCGCGTGCCGGTGCTCGACGTTGAGCAAGCCATCAGGGAGGCCGCTAAACGGTGGCGAGTGCGCGAGATTGCGTTTGACCCGTACTTATTTACCCGCTCGGCGCAGATACTTGCCGCAGAGGGTTTACCGATGGTGGAATTTCGCCAGTCACCGGCGCGGCAGACGGCCGCGACTAACGACTTGCGCAGCGCGGCCGTGAATGAGCAACTGACGCATTCCGGCGATGAGGTTTTGCGCCGGCATGTTCTTGCGGCGACGGTTTTGGAGTCGGATAAGGGTATCCGTATTGCGAAGGTTAATCGGAGTAAGCACGCACCAAAGATTGACTTGTGTACTGCCCTGATGATGGCGCATTCTCGCGCTACTTGGTTGGCGAGCCAAGCTAGGCCGCGTACGCGAACAGTATCGTTCGCCCACTAAATATGCAGAAAGAACAACTGAATAATGACTTCTGACCTTCTTGTCGAGTTGTGCCAAACGCTCGACTTGCCGCAGGGCCGATATGCCGAATTGGAGCGCTACGCGTCGGGTCGGCAAGCGCTGGCCTACTTAAGCCCCGAAGCCAAGATCGCGCTACCGGCACTAAACCGCATCGTCTCCAACATCCCAAGACTTGCGGTGTCGAGCCTTGCCGAACGACTACGCATTATCGGCTTCAAAGGCACCTACGTATGGCCGGAGTGGCTGGCCAACGATCTTGACCAACAGAGTGTGGTTTTGCATCGCGAGGCGCTGCTTTTCGGGGATGCGTACGTGATCTGTTGGGCACGCTCGGACGGCTCACCGCTGGTGACTGTGGAGAGTCCGCGTCAGGTCGCGGTGGTTAAAGACCCGGCGACGCGTGAGGTTACGAGCGCGGTAAAGCGGTGGCGTACCCGGACGACGACCGAGGCGATGGTTTATCTGCCGGATCGGGTGGAGCGTTGGCGGGCTAACACTACGGGCGCGGCGGCGCCCGCGTTCGACCGGCTCGAAGTGCTCGACAACCCGCTAGGCGTGGTCCCGGTGGTGAACTTCTGCAACGCCGACCGCATCTTGCTCAGCATCGGGGACGCGCTGCTCACGCGGCAATTCGGACATTCCGAGATAGACGACCTTATTCCGCTCGTGGATGGCTTGAACAAAACCCTCGCGGACCTTGCAGTGGCGCAGGAATACACTGCCCGCCCTCGTCGGTGGGCTACCGGCATCGAGCTGGTCGAGCGCCCGAAGCTGGAGAACAACGGCCAGCCGGTCCTAGACGAAGACGGCGACCCGGTGATGGAGACGGTTAACCCGATTCCCGAGGGCAACCGTCTCATGCTGTCCGAGAACGATCAAGCGAAGTTCGGCCAGCTCGACGGCGCCAATTTGCAGGGCTTCGCCAACGCCGTGAACATCTGGCTTGGCCAGATCATGGCCGTGTCAGCGCTGCCGGCCCACTTTGTCGGGATCACCACAGAGAACCCGTCGAGTGCGGACGCGTTGCGGGCCAGCGAGGCAAGCTTGACCGCCCGCGCCGAGCAGCGCCAAGCCGTATTCGGCAGATCGTGGGAACAGGTCGCAAAGCTCATCGTCGCTATCCGCGATGGCGTGGCCGTGGACTCGGTAACCACACATGTGCAGTGGGGCGATGCTGGCTCGCGGTCTGTCGGAGCAGAAGCCGACGCCGCGACGAAGCTTTACCAGTCGGGTCTATTAAGCCGCTCCGCGACCCTAAGGAAACTCGGATATTCGGATGATGAAATTGCACAGAATAACAGCGAACGGGCCAGCGAGCTTTTAGACGGTCACCAACAGACAGCGCAAATGGCGAACTACTGGCAGGAGAATCAATGAATGACGACGCGCGGCCCGACGCCGCAAACGGCACAATCATTAACACGCAGACAGACGAAATGGCTGCGGGTAATACCGATAATGCGGAAACGGCGCCAGAAGCGCCAGAAACGCCGACAGATGGCTCTAATGACGTTTTCCCGCGTACATACGTCGAGGATTTGCGTAAAGAATCAGCCGGGTATCGCGACAAGGCTAAGCAAGCAGAGGAGCGCGCCGACGCGCTGGCTAAGCGACTACACCAGGAGTTAGTTACCGCGACGGGCCGACTGGAAAATCCGGCAGACCTCGCGTTCGACGCCGAGCACCTGGACGACGCCGACAAGCTGAGCGCCGCTATCGACGCATTGCTAGCCGACCGGCCTTATTTCGCTAAGCGCAAGGTGAGCGGGGATGCCGGGCAGGGTCCGCGCGGCGGCGCGCCGGCCGAGGTTGACTTGCTCGGCATGCTGCGCGGTGGCCGATGATCACGGAAACCCTGACGATTTACCGTGGCGCAACCGACAAATACGGCGAGCCCAACAAACAGCCACATGGCGCGATCACGGGTGTACTCGCGTGGGGCACGTCAGGTAAAAGCTCTGCCAAGTTCAACCTAAGCAACGACAAGTCCGGCGAGTCCGCAGGCGTAACCGCGCAACTCTACGTTAAGCGGGGCGCCGACCTTAAGCCCCGTGACCGCATTCAGCGGACTAACGGCGAGCAATACGCGATTGTCGGACATTCTCTATGGGACCAGGCGTCCCCCATGACCGGACGCGATTTCGGCTGGATGACTTTCCAGATCGAATCAACGAACAGCTAATACAGCGCCCGGAGCGCACTTGCTCTAACCCGTCCCGGCGGCGGGTATAACTGAATAAACAACTTAATAAGGAAAACAGAAAAATGGCAATTCAAGTAACCAGCGGCAACGCTGCGCTACTACAGTCGCAAGTGGCCGACCTATTGGTACAGCCGCTTGCCCAGCAGAGCACTTTCCTAGCGGCCGGCCCCCGCATCTTTGACACCCCCAATCCGCTTCGCATTCCGCGAATTGCGTCGGGCGTGTCTGCTGGCTTTGTGGGCGAGGGTGCCCAAATCTCGGACCGCAGCGTGAGCTTTGACGAGATTGACCTACTGCCGTCCACGCTGAAGTCACTGAAGTTGCTGGTCCGATTTAGCAATGAGATGGTGCGTCAGTCGGTCGTTCCGCTGAACGCGACCCTGCAAAGCACGCTGGTGACGAATGTTGCGCAGGCGCTCGACGCCGCGCTGTACGACGGCACCGGAACAAGCAACACCGTTAAGGGCATCTTTCAGCAGACGGGTATCGCTACCGGAACGCTCGAGCTGACCGACGCCGACAGCCTTATTGACGGGCTGGCGACCGCTCAGGGCAATAAGGTCAACCCGACACATTGGGTGATGACTTCCGCAAGCTTCTCGGCGCTGCGCAAGCTCAAGGTCGGCACCGACGACAAGCGATACATTTTCGACCCGTCAACGATCCAGAACGGCACCGCTTTCCGGCTGCTCGGCCTGCCGGTGATCATCACCGACAACATTCCGGCCGTGTCGACCAAGGCCCGCGTGGCGCTGGTCGACTTCTCGCTCGTTGCCGTGGCGCGAGACGTTGACGCCGAGGTCAAGATTCTTGATCAGACCTGGGGCGACTACGACAGCGTTGGCATCCGGGTCGTGACCCGCTACGACGTGGGGCTACTGCACCCGCAGGCGGTCACGGTTCTGACCGAAGTCGGCAGCTAATGGGGGCGCCGACAGTAAACGACTTGTCGGCGCTGCTGGGACGCGATGACGTGAACGCTGAGCAGGCTACGGCCGTGCTCGGCATCGTCACCGCTATGGCTTCCGCGTACACCCGCGCGGTGGGATTCATGGCCGGCGTGCCGAACGATGACATTCGAGCCGTAATCCTCACCGCGTCAGCGCGGTTACTGGCGGAGCCGTCCCAGATCGTCGCGGCCGACGAAATGGGTCCGTTCAGCGTGCAATACCGGGCCGGGTTTGACGGCTGGTCGGTGGCCGAGCTGGCGGCGCTTAACAGGTACCGCGTACGCGCCTGCTGACAGTTTTCGGACCGCCGGAAACTTGCGGGATCGCGTAAAATTGCTGGTCAGCATACATTTTAGGTCTTGTCGCATAGCAAGGAACTGTGCGGCAAAAGCGGCAAGGGCATCCGTGGCGCAAAACCCGCAAAGGGGGAAGTCGCCTCCGCAACACGCGGGTGCACCTGCCGGACGCTCACAAAACGGGTCAACCGGGTTTGTGAGTCATTTATCCGGGGCGGGTCGCGTGGCGGATTTAGTTGTTAGCCGTCGATGCTTCAAGTGCGGCCTTGGCGCCGGGTGGTGGACGAAGACACCGCCCGGCGCACTGCCTAAAAAATCTTCGCGGCGCCCCCAACGGTCGCTGGCTATCGCCTTGGCGGAGCCGACAAAGTGATCCTGACCAGCAACTTTCTGCGATCCCGGAAAATTACCGCAGGTCCAGGATCATCACGCGGCCATCGCAATACGCGACCTGAAGACCATGCCGCCCGTCAAACCATCGGTACTGGCTTACGCCGTTAGGCGACTGGCGCCAGTCGGTGCAGTCGGGCGCGGGCGCGGGGATGGCGTCTAGGTCGATCACGAGTCGTCTCCTGTCGTCGGCCCCCTTGGCGCACGACAGTACGGACATCGGGTCCGGGCGGTCAACCATCGACGCGCCTAAAAATGTTGCGGTACAACGTAATACGTTGCGAATCGAATCGCATTGCGTTGCGTGTACCGAATCGCTTGGCGGCCCCAGCGTCGAGAACAGAAAGCGCCCGTGGCCAAGTAGGCCACGGGCGCCCCTGTCGCGAACGCGTTAAAAGTTCACGGCTTCTTGTGCTTGGTCACGTCCGGCTTGCCGTAGCTTTCGCCAGGCTTCTGGGTCGGCGGTAACGGCCTTCCCTCGACAGACGTGACCTCCCGACCAGTCTTGCCGCCACGCGGCCCGATGACCGGATACTGACCCGATTTGGGAGTGCGATCTCCTGGTTTCAGGTTCTGGTTCTTAGCCAT